TATAAGCTGACCAATATTCATTCCACATCCAATGTACATGATTGAATAGTCTTTCACCAGTAATCTTAATATTATACTGATCCAACTTCACTTCTTCAGTAATATAACAAACACTATTGTAGATTTCTAGGAAACCTTTGATGTGTCCTTTCCATTCTTCAATGCTCTCACACTCACCAATAGTTTGTTCAGCATAATGAATAAAGTTTTCATAGTCAGCATTATAAAGACCAAGCTCATTATCAACTTGCTTAGGCTTCATTTCATAAGGTTTTTTTGGATCAATTTTCATCATTTTCTCTCTCTTTCTTAAATATTATACTCTTATATTATTATATTCCCATACTATCGAATATAATGCAACAGGGTAAATAAAAAAAAGATTACAATGAAATCAATGAGTTAGAACTACTTGTCTTTTTTATTTGCTTTTTCTCTTATAATTCCTTCTAAAAGAGCTTTCCATTCAAGTGATCTCATCTTCCAATTGTAAAAATTATCAAAGTAATTCTTCTGAAAATTAAGTTGTGGTTCCCAAGTTTCTGTCATGTTTCTAAGATTAGTAATAGTTGCATTACAAACATTTGCAAACCTATTAGCATGTTCTTGTGGATTTTCTGAGTATTGATACATACTTGCAAAATTAGCACACGTCTCAGGTAATGCAGCAAGGTTAGGACATACAGTAACTGCTTTTGCACTCATTGCTTCTAAAACAGCTATACATGATGTTTCTGGCCATATACTTGGGAATGCAAATATATGAGCTTTACCAAGAGCTTCCATAACTTTATCATGTGGTTGAAAACCATGATAAGTTATATGTTGATGTTCTTTACATGCATCAATAACTTTTTTATATTGCTCATCTCTATAACCCCATCCATATATTTCAAAACTACTAAACACATCTAAGTGAATATTTTCATGTCTTTCACATAACCAATTAAAAGATGGTATCAATAATTCTAAACCTCTATGTGGAGTTGTATGATAGATTAATCTTACTTGTTTTTTAGGATCTGGTTTATTAATTAGTTTTGGATCCATTGGATCTATTGCATTCTTCAAAACTAATCCTTTATCATATGGAAGTCCTAATCCCATATTATATGTTGATAATTGATAATTAGAAACAAAAACTATCTTATCAAACTTTTCTCTTTTTTCTTTATTAGTTAAATGAGAGCTTTCAGGATCATCATATGTATCATGACACCATAATATTTTATGTTTAGTTTCATCTATGTCTCTAACTCTACTACAAATTATTTGAAATTGATCTGTAAGATCTTTAGGTAGCTCTTTCATTAGTCGTTGATACATTCTTTCTGTACCACCTTGACTTTTAGTCCAAGTACCGTTGTCTTTTTGTTCTCCAATATCTCCTAATGGAAATTCGTCGTTGTTTGTAATGTTAAGCCGTGTTGCCATCTACAGTCTCCTTTTCTTCACCTTTTTTTCCAATATTATACTTTGCAGTTAGATTCCATTCGTTTTTTTCTTTGAATGGTAAAACCTTTATCTGACTTATAGGAGCAACTGGTTCCTTAGTTATTTCTGAATTAACTAATTCTAATAAACCCCACTCAGCTAATAAATTAGCTATAGTGTTTCTTCGCGACATATCACTCTCAGAGAAATTAGATGGTTTTCCATCTAACGCAAATAATTCTTTAAAATGTACTATAAAATATCTTCCTTGTTTATGTAGGATATGACATGATTGATAAAGTGTTTTATCTTTACGAGATGCTACACCTATCCTTGTTAATGTCTCTCTTATTTTTAGGAAATCGTCTGCCGTCTTTAACTTCACTTCGATCATTTTATCTGTATCAATTGTCATTTCACGCCACCTTTACTTACTTTTATCTTAATTGTTTTTAGTTGTTGTTCTGTTAATATCGTTGAGATAGTCTTTGCTTTAACGTCATTAACTTTAAAGTATTCTTTTATTAATTCTATACTTCCATGTTTTATATGTTTATTCCACTTGGAGAATCTCTTTCGTGGTCTAATTTTATTTAGTAAATAATCATATTGGAGGCTTTTATCTATAGTATGTCTCATATTCATCTCATTAGCTATCAATATTGTATCTACAAAATATGAAAAACTCTTGTTAGTTAGAAACGGATTATATATTGTTTCATCTAAAGGACTGAGTTCTTTAATCTTCTTACTAAAAGATAAACTATTTACGTATGTGAATGGACTCATTTAAAATCACACTCTAACATTAACTGTGTTAAACATGCAACCATATTTACTTCTTGATCAGCAACAAAAGCACTCTTGTATTGATAATCAGCAATAACAGTAACAAGTAAAGGTATTGTTTGTTCTTTTACATGTTCGTTAGCATTATCATATATCTTTCTAAATAAGTTAGTAGTATCGTTATCAATATTATCACCAACCCATTTTCTCATACGATTGAAGTCCTTACCTTTTAGATATCCTATCAAAGTATTAAATGATTGATCACCAACATTAGTTAAGATACCAGCATCTATCTTTCCATTATGACCATATCTCTGTAACTCATTAATAACTCTTCTCCAATCTGGAAAGTATCTCATAATAAGTTCTGCAATACATTTATCACTATATTGTATGTTTTCGGAATCTAAAATATATTTAACTCTCTTCAAAAAGTTTTTAGCAAGTTCAGGTTTTTGTTTATTAGGAATATTAAATTCAACTATACTACATCTACTATGTAATGGTTCTATAATTCTATTCTTATAATTACAAGTTAAAATAAAACCACAGTTATTACTATACTCTTCCATAAAGTTTCTCAATGCTGGTTGAGTACTTTGTGGATTAAGATAATCTGCTTCATCTAAGATAACATATTTTCTTCCACCTTGTAAACTAACTGCACTAGCATAATTTTTAATCTCTGTTCTTAATGTATCAATATTACCATACAAACTACCATTAATGATAATATAATCAGACTTGTTTTGTTCTAACATAGCTCTAGCAACTGTTGTTTTACCAACACCAGGACCACCTGATAATATTAAGTTAGGTATTCCTCCTTTAACAAAGTCATCAAACGTTGACTTTAGCTCTTGAGGTAATATTGTATCTGTAATTATTTTAGGTCTATATTTTTCAACCCAAAGAAATTCTTCCATTATTATTCTCCATCATATACACTTCCATGTTCAGCTGCAACCCAATATTTAATATTGTCTTCTGAACTAGAAAACTCAACCATTCTCTTTGCAGATATAGTAACATCATATCCATGTTGCAACATTTTCATATTTTCACTTTTTAGAATAAATCTAAAGTCTGCGATAGTATCACCAACTTCTACTTTATAATTATTACTTGTAGAGTTTTTACTATCTGTAGCTTTAACTATTATTTTATCTTTATCACCTTCTATAACTATCTCAGGAAGCTGTAATACATTAGCTCCTTGAAGTACTTTTTTAAGTTGATAATCTTTTATCTCAAACGAAACAACTCTATCAGGTAACTCTAGAGCTCTAGGTGGTGGAGTTTCTATCATAGCTTTATCTGTATAAAAATAATCACTAGATGTTTCTCCATTACCTACAGTTACAAAGCTCTGGTTAAAATCTAAACTTGGTTCGTCAAATAAACTAACAACACCTAAAAACTGATTCAAATCATATATTCCAAACTCAAATGGAAAAGATTCTTCTACAGTTGTTTGTGCCATTATAGTTTTAGTAGCATTAATTGTTCTAATAGTATTACCAGTATTGAATACTATAGACTGATTAATCGTACTAAAGTTCTTTAATATACTAATTGTTCTTTTACTTAATATCATTTCACTCTCATCATAAATATACTTCTTTGATATTGGTTCTACGCCTACTACCCTAATTTTTTCTTCCCTCCTATTTGACTAGGATCAGCAGTAGCTGCTGCACCTATTTGTGCTAGATCCATTAAACTTCCACCAAACATATACATTCCTTGGTGTGTAGTTCTCATCCATGGACACATCCATATTTTAAGTCCTGCTTTGTTTGCCCATTGACAGAACATATAATCTTCTGAAAGATATCTTTTGTTCTTAGGTTCAATAACACAATCAAAGTAAGCCATAATTTCTCTTGATCCATCAAAGTTCTTAGTTCTGATATGATCAGGT